TTGCCACTCGCTTCTTTTTCTTTTTAGGAAAGTCTTTAACAGCTTCTGCGTGGTGACATTTCTTACATTCACATTCCTGTGAATCACCTGTAGTACCAACTACACCACTCCATGTTTTATAACCACATGGTTTTTTACTTTCACAATGGCACTTATGTCCACAGTTACTACACCTAGTCATATCTGGTTCATTAAGTCTGTGTTCTTTAATGGGTGCAAGTATTTCAGCAGCAGCACTTCGTAATGCAGGTTGTTCTTCTACAAGTCCGTGTGCTTTATTATAATCGGCTGTCTTAATAACTTCACCTTCAAAAAGATTACTTATTTTTTTCTTACTTGTTTTTTTCTTTTTCTTTTTAGCCATTATTTTTTACCCTTTAAATTTTTAATTGCTTTTGAGTTCTGTGCTATTCTATCATCTTGAAATTTATCAATCATCTTCTGCAACTTTTCAGCCTTTTCATCATCCGTATCCAAATGCAAATCAGGATTAATAACCTTCTCTAATTTTAAATTTGCAATCTTTTCATTAGGAACATATCGCCAAGTGTATCCTCTATCAGAATATACACCAAATACTGTTTCAGTTGTTCCTATCTTCACTATGATAGCATCCTTACCATCTAATATGCATTTATGTCCCTCTTGAAAAGACTTGTTCATCTTGAATTTCAAACCCTTTGCTAATGATGTTGCAAAATCTTTAACCCATATTGCAATCATCAATGACAATAAGATACCTATCCAAGGCAAGATAAACTGTGTTATCTTTGCTGACTCTAATGCAATTTCACTATTCATCTTTCTTATGTTTACCTAAAATCTGAATAATTTCCCAAGTGCCATCTTCATAATGATGTACTTGAGCGTCCACTAAATCACACATAAATGCTAAACTCTCGCCATCAATCTTATAGGTGATACCATTTATTTCTACACTATCTGTTTGGTCGGATCTATTTCTCCAAGCTTTTTCTACTTCTCTTTTTGTCTTTAAGCAATCAGACATACTATTGGCACCCTTATGGTCAATTAATGTTCCGTCTGCAAAAACACATACAGCAAAAACAACTTCAGGTGGTGTTGACATAGCACCTTCTTCAATATGCTTGTGGTCTAACCATATACCTTCTGTATGTTCGTGTTCTTGAACTGTAGCATGGCTGTGGTCAGCACCTTCTAAACATTGTTCGTGTCCTTCTTCACCACATCCTGTACACTCTGCTTGAGCAACACTAAAAATAGATAACCCACAAATAACAAAAAATGCTATAATAGTAGATGTCATTAAATATTTTATATTCATATTAATCTCCTAATTTAATTTTCTTCTTCTTACTTGATTCCCATTTACCTTTCTTTTCAGTAGTCCAAGCTTGTACTATTGAATAAGGAACTTTAGTTGTATCTCCCTTTATAATTTGAGTACCTGCAGGTACATCATCAGGTGTACCATACATTGTTACCATTTTACCATCAATCAATTCAACAATTTTCAACCCACAACTTGCTCTTTTTCCTTTACTCTCTTCGGAAATTGCTGTGTTTATTGTAGGTCGTCCATTCTTGATTGCTCTTGAATCCTTTAAACAATGACTCATTTTATCATAGGGTATGTATTGTGTCATATTGTTTGCTTCTTCTTGCATATCGCCAAAGACAAACATCATAACAATTAATATTAATTCTTTCATATGCTATTCTCCAGAGTCCTTAACTCCATTACTTTCTCTTAATTTATCCTTCAATTTTTCAATATCTGCTAATGCTTTTTCCATGTCGGTCTGTAACCTAGTAATGTTTACTTTATTATTCATCATTGATTCCAACTGTTCTTGTATTGCTTCCACTTGTCCTGAAAGAAATTCTATAAGCATATATTGCTCTGAATCCGCTGGAGGAGAACCTAAATCCCCTCTCGGCCATTTAATCCTAAATTCATTGTTTTGAGCAATATCACCATCTACTAAACCTTTAACATCATTATCAATTCGTTCAACTTGTGATTCAATATCCTTTAACATAATTTCTTTTGAAGTTTCCAATTGGTTCAATCGCTCAATCACTCCAAAATATGCCCAAACACCAACGCCAACTGCACCAATGATAGTAATTAAATTCCTCATCGGCATAGCAACGGATGTATTATCGCTAATTTTCATTTGTTATCCTTTAACCCAATCTTTTGCCATGTTAAAATTCGCACGGCTGAAAGTTAATCTATCAACTAGTTTAACTGCACCGCCTTTTCTTATTGCTACATACCCTTCTGGATTTGTAACTTTATATCCATCTTTTGTTCTCAAAAATGAACCAATCTGCTGAATACTGTTTAACTTATTCAACAGAAAACTCTTTGCTGTTTGTAAAGTAATGTATGTGGCAATCGCAAAATATAAACCATCCCTATTGGGTCTTAATATTTTCATACCTACTTCTAATATCTCTTTATACTTTTGTTGTGCCGCCTGTGTCTTTTTACTGTTTATTTCTTTCTTTAATCTATCAATAAAATATACTTCAAAATTATTTGCTAACTTTGATGTATTTGCAATTGGTGTACCTTGTCTTATATAAGTATTGAAAAATGTTTTCATCTGAACACCTAATGATAATGGTCCTTGATCCTTTTTCAACTTGTCAATAAACTTCCCTGCTTTATATGCAGACCCTTCTGCCATATTCAAAATACTATTAAATCGTCCTTCTTCTGCACTTGTAAATCCTGCACCGCCAACTTGTTTATAACTAGCGTCATCAAAGAATACACTACTGGATTTTCTCAACCCACTTACATTAGCGCCAAAACTTGCTCGTAAGGACTTGATTGTTGAACCTGTATATGTTGTATGAAATATAATACCAATCTTTGCTTTATTGATGCTCTTATATAATGAACTGCCAAACCCAAAAAACCCACTACTGACAACTGGCACAGCATATGTTATTGTGTTGGGAGTAAATACAATTGAATCTTCTCCACCAACTTTTGCTCGTTTCTTATCACTACTGGTGAATAATAAATCACCTTGTAGTATGCCCTTGATACCTAATGATGGAAAATATTTTAATGCAACTTTCAACTTGTCTGCTAATGCACCACCATGATTTCTGCTGATGTCTTTATTAGTATAGTTGATTTTGGAAGTTACATTGAATAGAGATTTAGTTGCGACAAAGAACTTGCCGTTCTCTGGATTGATACCACAGAATATAGCTGGGGCACCATCCCATTTGACGGTTACATTTGACCCACCTGAACCACCCTTTAACATCTTTTGAACAGACTTTAAGAAATTTATTGCTGTCTTTGCACCACTCGTACCATTGTTTATAATTTCGTCTTCCAGATGTTCAAGGTGTGTATTTCTATCTTCTGTTAAAAACCCTTGAAAACTTTGCATTTACACACTTTCCATTTATATTGTTTCTATTATTTATAATTGTCTATAAGTGAAATCACCCATAAGTCTTGTAGGATAACCATCCTTCCCTTGTGTATCTCTCATATTAAGTTTAAAAAGATACAATGGTGTTTTTATTTCAATATCAACTCTTTTACCTGTGCCAGTTTTACCACCATAGTATACATCACAGGACATTGGTTTTGCTGCTCTTTGCATATATTGTTTATCTATTTTAAAGGTTTTAATCTTATTAGCATTCAATTGATGAACAACACAAAAGCCATACCCAATACCTGATTGTAAAAATGTTTCTAAATATCTTCTGTTTGCTGTACCAAATGTATTTGTCTTAATACCCTTTTTCAATCTTCCATTAAAAATTTTACAAAAAGTTTGATTATCAATTCCAAGCATTTTAAGTAATCTTATACCATCTGCATTTCTAACGGTGCCAGTTTTAATTTCATCTGGTGTTAATATTGTTCTAATACCAATGTTAAAAAATGTAGTTGTTCCACCCAACTTTAAACTTAAATACCCTACAACATTACTAGGCCTAGCTTGACTAATATTTTTTGCTTCGTGTAAAGTTAAATCAGTTACAGTTCTCCCTATATCTAAAGTATTTGTAGGAGATGTAATATATGGTCCTGGTTTAAATACTAAAGGTCTTTTAACATTCAAAGCACCTTCTTCTTTTACTATCAAACCCTTCAACTTATCAAAATGATATATTTCTGCTAAATTATCAACTGCTTTTGCTATCGCAGGATTAATTGATTTCTTTTGACTATCCCAACTATCTCTAATAGCCTTTGCAAATGTATTTTCAAATAAGTTACCTCTATTTTTAACTCCCCTATTACCAGCAGAGCCAGCACCAAACTTGATTTTAATTTTTTTCAATCCAACTTCTTGAACAATATCTTTTGTTTCTATCATCCCTTGAAGTTCCCTAGAAACATTAACCATACCTAATGTTTGTACATCTATATTAATTGGTGTCGTAACTTGTTTAAATTTTTTAGATAAGTAATTAAACAGCTCAACAATATCAGCACATCTGTCAGGATTGCTCCTGCACTTTGCGATAATCTCTCCTGTAGTTGTTGGGAATAATGTATACGCCATTAATCTCTCCTTATACTGCTATTTATATAACAGAACGGAGAGAAAGTCAAGCGTTCTTTGAGGTATCTTTAGGAAGTTTTTCTACTTCTTCTTCATACAATATCATAGTTATTAAACTATATATTGCCATATCCATTAAAGTATCTTTAATATTTTCTTCTTTGAATTTAAATTCACCCTTCTTTATGAAATTACAAATACGAGCATACTTATCACCCATACGAATAACAGAACCCTGCCATGCAGGAGTTCCTGCCAATTCAGATAGTCTAAAGTTAGCAAAGATATCAGCCGTGTCTGCATAATCGTGTCGCTTCTTATCGTGCAACTCTTTTATCACATTTAAAATTTCATAAAATCTTTTACTTTGCTTGTTCATAATTTACCCAATGTTAAATACTTAACAATACCACCTTGTGGTGCCCATTGTTTATGCTTATTTTGAAAATCTGCAATTTCTTGAGCATCCTCTTCAAATGTTCTTGAAGCAATAATACTACCTGTCGGTCGTTCAATCACTAACCAAGAAATTTGTCCATCCCTTTTACTTAATTTCTTTTCATAACTAAATGAATCTTTTGATGGACTTCTTGGTGGTCTTTTCTCATATACCTTTTTATTTCTTTTGTTCATCTAACCTCTTTACATTAATAGCAGTTTTCTTTCCCTTGTGTTCAGCAATATCATATGACAACGGACCATTTTCAACCAACTCCCGAAGGTCTGCTTTCTCTAATTCAGATACATGGAGGAAAATATCCTTCCCCCTTATATCTGGAGTAATGAAACCGTACCCCTTATCATTACTCCACCATTTCAATTTACCTGTTGCCATACTATACCTTAAAATTATTCTTCACTTCCTTATATCTTTATTATATTTTTTGAATATCTGTTGCTGATTGCTTACCACGCTCTTCAGCCAATTCATATGTAACTGCTTCACCTTCTTCAAGTGAATCAATTCCTGCTTTTTGCAACGCCGAAACATGGAGGAATGCATCTCTGCTTCCATCATCAGGTGTAATAAAGCCATAACCCTTTTTAGAGTCAAACCATTTAATTTTGCCTTGTGTCATTTAGTCTCCTTTCTATATTTTAAAATCTGAAAACTCACCGAGTTTTTTAAATTTGTTACTCGTTGATAGTTGGTCCTCCTGACCAGTATCAACTAAATCTTCTTGTGCTTTTTGTTCTACATCATATAATCGCATTTTAGACCTATCAACTCCAACAATAAATTTTCTATTAACTGTTGGGTCATTGTATCTATTCTTTAATTGTTTAATTAATATTTGATTTTTTTGTTCTAAATCTTCTGATGAAATTAATGCAAACATAAAATCTGCTGTTGCAGGCAAACCAAAACTTTCTGCTGTATCTTCCATCCCAATATCACTACTAACAAAACCACCCCTTGTGGTTTGTGTTGCAGAAAATACTGGAATATTATATTCAACTGCAAGTCCTCGTAATTCTTCTGCAATCGCTTTAATGTATGTGTATGAATTAACATTTGCACCTGCTTTAAATCTAGCAGAAGCAGCAATATTTAAATAATCAACAAACAGAATATCTGGTTTAAATGATTTCTTTAATGCTAATTCATTCAATAAATTTTTAAAATGTCCTGTGTGTGCTGACGCTGTAGGATATTCCTTAATGATTAACTTGCCTGATGTTTTACTTTGCAACTTATTAATTTTTGTTTCATACATTTGATAAGGCAATTCTTCCAAATCACTCATACCAACATTCAATAGATTGGCGTCTATTCTTTCAGCAATTCTTTCTTCTGCCATTTCTAATGTGATATACAATACATTCTTGCCTTGTAATAAAATAGACGAAGCAAGGTGTGTCATAAACATTGTCTTGC